AACGAGTAGCAGACATCGCAAGCCGTCAGGTTCGGGAAGGGACTATGACACTTAAAACAGCTACCCGGCTAACCGCTGAGAATGACTACATGCTTGACCCGATGGCAAAAGCTGATTTCTGCCGGTGGCTTGAGATGACAGAGAAAGAGTTTGACAAAGTGGTTGACAAACATGCGAATAAGAAGCTTGTTGAAAAGAGAGATGGTGTGTGGAGGTTGAAGAGATGACAGATATGTGGTTTTATGAATGCAATAACTGCGCTCATAGTTGGGAGAGTGAAGAACAACTTGAAGATGAACGGCATACTTGCCCGATGTGTGGTGTCTCCGACCTGATAGAACAAGAGGAAGAGGAATGAACATAATAGCCTTTGCGGAAATATGCAAATGTCTAACAGCTAAGACTTATATCACGACACTTTCCGAGAGCTTCACGAGAGACCCTGACGAGCAGAGAGAATTGTATTACACCGGATGGTTAGCGGTAGAGGACAACCCTGGTGATTACACTATTGAGGCATACTGCGAAATTGCGTATAAGGCTATGCTTAAAAAGTACATGATATATTATATGCCAATGCCAAAGCCTGAATCTGACGGGTATGTTAGAGATACTCACGATGTAGGCATTAGGCGGGTAAATAAGAAAATAAAGTTTTATAGGAGGAAGTGATCCCGAAATGCCCTTAAATATGGTATAATGATATATAGACTTAAAAAGTTTATACTCCCGTAGACGGGTAATGCCCTACTTGAAGTGGGGCGATTTTTTAACAGAGAGGGCATACCTAACACGCCTCTGAATATGCGCACTTTGTTAGGTTTTTATATTGCGGGGTAGTTATGGAAATAACGTTAAAAACAAATGAGCCTTATGAGATAGAGGGGCTTATGAACGCTGGAAACTTCAGGTCTGCATTATGTGATATGGGCAACTACCTGCGCTCCGCATCTGACAAAGGCGATAGTGAAGGGATGGTCTGCATCTCTGACATATATGAAAAGTTTATTGACACGATGATTGATAATAACGTTAATAGGGATATAGTAGGATTCTAATGGGGAGTATAATATCAATAGAGCAATGGTTTTATAATCCACGCTCTTATATGTATGAAGATAAAGAAGAACTTGAGTCTATGGTTCTTATTTGTAAGGGTTGTGGGAAGCCTGTTGATAAGCACGGGTACGTCTATAATACCATTATGTCATGGGGCGATAATTCCGCATGGTGTTCTATTACCTGTCTTAATAAAGAGCCTGATGATATAAAGAGAGATTACCATATAGTAAGGAGCTGACATGATTAAAGAACTTATCAGATACGCTATCGGTGATGCTCCTAAAGAATACGTAGTAGACGATAACACACTTGACCAGGTAGAGGCTGATTTTATCGAGATGCTCAACACGATACAAGAAGAATACGGCGTTATGTTTGAATTTAAGATGGCTAAACGTGGCGAGTTGGAATGGCGATTAGTAGCGAGGGAGTAAATGAGTGAGAGATACGGAACCCGTTATATGTGTAGCATATTAGAGAATATGAGAGCGCTATGCAAAACGCTCAATTTTAGCTACCTACCTGCTCTTATAGAAGAGGCTCAATATAGAGCTGAGAGAATGGAGAATGCTATAGAAGCATATGGCGGTTATGATGGACTTGAAAGCATGGAGCAGCAAAGAACAGAATTAAAGGCTGAGATTAAAGAGCTTAAAAAGGAAAAAGAGGCTCTTGAAAGCGCTGATAAACAATAAATAAACAAGGATAGCATATGTTTAAACCAGGCGAATCAGGCAATCCTAAAGGACGGCCTAAGAAGGGAACAGCACTTACAGACGTACTCAAAGAAGCTGTAGATGCTAAAGACCTTGCCGAGAAGCTGTTAGAGCTGGTAGACGCTAAAGACATGCAAGCTATCAAATACGTATACGACAGGATAGACGGTAAGCCGAAAGAGTCTATTGATTTAGACCATAGCGGAGAGATCACCTACACGGTGCTACCGGCTGAAATAGAGGAATAATGCCAACTATAGACCTACGCAATGTGCCCGCAAGGATGAACAAGACCTTTCGGGCCTTTCTGAATTCGCCGTATAGAAACAACGTAATTGTCGGTGGTGCTGCATCAGGCAAGAGTTACGATATAGCTGAGGCTGTCGTTTACAAGATGTTAGCAGAGCAAGGGCATAGGTACTTAGTCGTTCGTAAAGTAGGGCGCACACTAAAGCACTCAGTCTTTGACCTGATTGTAGCTATAATCGGGTCATGGAATATGATGCCGTTATTTAAGATAAACAAGACTGAGCTGACTATTACCTGTATTGCTAATGGCAATGAGATACTATTCACCGGCCTTGATGACGTTGAAAAGCTGAAATCGATATTCGGCATTACTGACATATGGATAGAGGAAGCATCAGAGATTACCGAGGCTGACTATAATCAGCTTGACTTACGGCTCAGGGGTGAGACTAAATACAAGAAACAAATCTTCTTAACGATGAATCCAATATCAGCACAGCACTGGGTTAAGATAAGATTCTTTGACAGGGAAGAACATGATACTATCACTCATAGGTCAACTTACAGAGATAACCGGTATCTTGATGCTGATACAATCGCTCGGATGGAATCTATCACAGACCCTTATTTCAAATCTGTATATGTTGATGGTGAATGGGGCGTTTATGGTAACATTGTGTTTAACAATTATGTTGTTGATGATTTCGCCTACACAGAAGACGATTTAGAGAACGTCTGTCAAGGCATGGACTATGGTTTCGCTCATGCGTCGGCAGTTATTAGATTAGGTTTTCATAACGATGAGATGTATATATTTGACGAAGTGTACGGCAAGGGATGGACTAACTCGGACTTTATCGATGCTACCTTAGAGCAAGGGGGTGATGAATCTCACTACTGGCAGATGACTGCTGATAGTGCCGAACCTGACAGAATCGAAGAATGGAAACGGGCAGGCTTCAGGGTTACCGGTGCGAAGAAAGGCGCCGGTTCTCTTAAATATGGTATCGACTTTCTATGTCAGCATAAGATACACGTTCACCTGCGATGTCAAAATATGATTAGAGAATTGCAAGGCTTTAAGCGCCGAGAAGATAAAGACGGGAACGCGCTTGACGCTTTCGTTGAGATTAACGATGACTGTATAGCTGCTGCACGATACGCAACAGAGTTTATATGGGGTCAGTATCACGGTATGGTTGCTGATTATTCAGCCGATGATTTAGGATTATAGGGGCAATAATGAAACGGATAATCACAGATAAAACAGAGCTAACAACTGATGACATAAAAGACTTTATCAAGATGTATGAAAAAGAATACATCCCTAAGTATGAAAAACTATGGCGCTATTTCCAAGGCAAGAATACTGCTATCCTTGACAAGAAAGCTACTGATCCGAACAACCCTGATAACAGAACGCCTGTTCCATACGCTAAGAAGATAATCACAACGTTTACAGGCTATGCTTACAGACCACGGTATATTACATATAAGTCTAATAACGAATCATACGTTGAAACGCTACAGGCTACCTTTAACGATAATAACGAGCATATCAAGACTTCAATGCACGGACGGAATACCGGTATATACGGCGTTAGTTATGAGCTGTTATACATCGACGGTGATGACCGTGCAATGCCTAAGTTTGCAGTCGTTGACCCACGTCAGATGATACTGATATATGACAATAGTATCGAGCCTAAGAAGTTTGCAGCTATCCGGTATTACAAGACGGGTGAGGATACATTTGATGTAGCAGTCTATCTTAAATCACATACTGAATATTACACGATGACTAAAGACAAAGCGGGTAATATTGACAAGTTTATAGCCGGTGATGTAGAGGTCAACTATTTCGGTGATCTACCCGTTGCCGCTTATTATCTCGGTGATCAGATACAAGGACTAATTGAGCCTGTATTGCCATTGATAGACGATTATGACCTATTGATATCTGACTCAATGAATGAGTTTGACCGATTCGCTCATGCTTATATGCGGTTAGTCGGAATGACCCTTGCGGGGTTCGCTAATAGTAAAGCCCCTGGTGCTGTCAACAAAGCATTACAACTTATCAAGCGTAGACGGGTATTCGAGAACCTCCCTGATAAAGACGCTGTTACATTCTTAACCAAAGATATACCTACAGACTACATCAAGTATATGTCAGAGCTGATACAGAATCAGATACATAATCAATCACACGTACCCGACCTAAACAGCGGGGCGTTTGCAGACGTGTCAGGGGTTGCCGTACAGCGGTTAATGTTTGACTTCGAGAATGTCGTATCAACTGCTGAAGCTGAGTTTGACGTAGGTTTGATGGATAGAATCAGTCTGATAAATACAGTGTATAAAGTCACCGGACAGAATCCAGGCGACGTTGACGAGATAACAATATCGCATAAACGAAACGCTCCTATGAATACTAAAGAGTTTGCCGATACATCATTGACAATGAAACAAGCCGGTTTCAGTAGCTACCTTGTAGCCGACGTAATGCCTGATGATATCATCCCCGATGTTGAGGAAGAATTGACACGACAAGAAGAAGAGCAAGCGGCTATGATGCCTGATGTTGAGATGATCCCTGAGGTTGAATAATGGCTGATCGTCAAGGGCAAGCGCTGAGAGCGTTAGATCAACGGCTTATTATTAAAGAGCGTACACTTGCGGCTACATATCGTGATGCGCTTGTTTCTATCCGTGGTACGATGAGTCGAATATATGACAAATATTCGACAGATGGCATACTAACCAAGGCTGTCATGACGAAATATAACCGTTATACCGCCATGGAAAAGCAGATACTTAAAGAGCTATCACCCGCCGTAGCAAAGTCGGTTAGGGACATTAAACGGTTAGCGCCTACTGAATACAATGCCGCATTCTTTCGTATGGCATGGGCGCTCGATAATGAAAACGGGGTCCGCTTAAACTGGGGGACCGTGAATAAGGATGCGGTCCAAGCCGCTATCGATAATGAGTTTACGAAAATAGCGCTGTCAGGATTACCCGCTAATGCAAAGCTCGCAGTCAGACGGGCGCTTGCTGATGGTTTAGCTTTAGGCAAATCTTACCCACAGA